TGCTGGTTTCATCCACGTTAAAAGAAACGGTGGATCATCTCAAATTGGAATGTCATTTGGTATAGGTAATAAAGATGCTGTATCAGAAAAACTTCTTTTAACTTCTGGTGGTAATGTTGGTGTAAACGATAATGATCCATCTTCATTATTGAGTATTTCCCAAACAAATGGTAATGCAAAATTACAAATTAAAAGGGCAAATAGTGCAAGCAATACAGATGATTATGGTTCCATTCTTTGGAGAAGTGCGGGAGGAACCGCTGTCGGTGGCATCAATGTGGCGAGAGAAACAGGCGAAGACAACGGATATATGTTCTTCCAGACTACCTCTGGTGGGACGATGGCGGAAAGACTTCGTATAAAGTCAACTGGTGAAGTAACAAAACCAGCAAATCCAGCATTTATTGTTAGGTATTCTGTTAATGAAACCACTTGGAATGTAGCGACAGACGGTTGGACAAAAATTCTTTTTGACGAAGAAATGATGGATAAGGGTAGTAATTATAGCACTGCTAATAGTGAATTCACAGCACCAGTCACTGGTACGTATCTGTTCGGAGCAGAATTACAATTAGAAGCTCCTAATGGAATTAGTAGCGGTTATCTTACAAGTGGATCTAATTGGATGTATATTACTTTCATAGTAAATGGTTCTACAACATTGGTTGAAAGTGAAGGTGGAACTAGAACTGATGCTAATTTCAATTCGATGTATAATTCATATAATCCCACTCACCTATTGCAATTAGCTGCTGGTGATACAGTTTGTATGTACCGCACTGGAAACTATACTAGTATTAAATTTAAAGGTGGTGCCGAATCTGTTTTCTGGGGATACTTGGTAGGATAATCTGCTTTAAAAATTGAAACTCTAGAGGGAAGATTAGATGCTGCTGGTCTTTGATAAATACTAAAAAAGTCTTTGGCAGATGGGTATCCAGATAAACGGGCAGACTGATACTATTAGCGCAGTTGATAATAACTTTTCTTTGGCAGGAAATGTAAGTGTTGGCGGAGTACTTACATATGAAGATGTGACGAGTGTAGATGCTGTTGGTTTATCTACATTTCAGGCAGGTATTCACGTAACTGGTGGATTGGTTGGTATCGGAACTGATAATCCAGTAAGAAAGTTAGACGTAGATGGGACATCAAGATTTACTGATTACATTTATGGAAATTCAACAACTAACAAGATATATGTTAATGATGATTTAGCACTATCTGCGACTAAAAAATTATACTTTGATACGGGTAGTAACACCTATATTCATGAAGAATCTGCTGATAATCTCGCAGTGGTAACTGGTGGTGCCGAAGCAATTCGTATAGATTCAAATGGTCGGTTGTTGGTGGGTGCAACTTCATCATATGGTTCTGCTAATTCGGATGATTTAACCATTGGTGATAGAACTCAATCTGAGGTTGGTATAACTCTTGGTGCTACAGTTGCGTCGGCAATACGTTTTGCAGATGCTGGTAATGTTTCGGCTGGAATGATTCAATATGTTCATAATTCTGGAGGAACGGATTATCTAAATTTTTACACAAATGGTTCAAATGAAAGACTTCGCATAGATTCAAGTGGAAGACTTACATCAACTAGATCAACAACTACAGCATATAATGCAGCAGCAACCACAAATGATTCAAATGTTGTAATTTTAAATTCAGGTGCTGCAGGACACGCAACATTACAATTCCAAAGCCTATCTGGGGGAACTGCAAATACAGGGCAAGCAACAATTAGTGCCACTAGTGAAGGCGCATCAACTAAAAATACTGTATTAACATTTGGAACAAGACAAAATTCCGACTCAACAGTAAGAGAAAGACTTCGTATAACTTCTGCTGGTTATGTTGGTATCAATCAAAGCACACCACAGACTACATTTCATAGTACAGGAACTACTAACGGACAACAAGCAACTTTTGGTATTGATGACTCCGGTCTAAAAATATCAACATTCCAGAAAACAGATAACGATGCGGGTGTAATTCTTGATGCACAAAAATCAAGCAATGGCACACTAACATTTGCTACAGCGGGAACAGAAAGATTTCGTATAACTTCTACTGGTGATGTTCGGATAAATGTAGATGGATCTGGAGGAGCATCAAGTCAGCAGGGAATCTTACGATTCTATCGCACAGCATATTCAAACGATATGCTTGACTCCCGTATCGTTTTTGATACTTCTGGTGGTGCTAGTTATTCTACTAATTCTGTTTATGCAGCTGTAATTGCAGGAAAGAGAACTACAGAGGATAATGGATCTTCTGAATTAAGTTTTTATACTTGTAATACTAGTAATTCTTTTGCTGCACAAGAAAGACTTAAAATAACTTCTGCTGGATATGTAACAAAACCAAATACTCCATATTTCTCGGTACAAGGTAGTCCAAATTTAAGTAATTTTACTAATTACGATAATAGTGTTCATACTTTTGGCACCATTAATAGTAATAACGGAAGTCATTATAATAATTCTACTGGGAGATTTACTGCTCCTGTTGCTGGGTTCTATTGGTTTAGTGGTGGAATATGGTCCAGTAATTCGGATAATTCTGCCGGAACTTACTTATTTAATTTAGTACGAGATAACAGTGGTGGTGGTGGTGAACTCCAGTTTGCTGGTGCTAATCATCGAATCAATAAAAATCAATTAACTGTCAGTGCTGGAATATACATGACCGTAGGACAATCTGTACGTTTGTGGTACAACGGATCTATACAAGGATCAACACCAAGAAATTATTTTAGTGGGTACTTAGTAGGATAAATATAAAAAAAAGACTAAGCAATAATGGCACTTAATCGTCTTACAAATATAACCAGTTCGGGACTTGGAAGTGTACATTCTTATGAAGTTGCTGGAGTAGTAGCAGTCGGTGTCATCACTGCTTCTAGTTTTTCTGGCAATATTACTGGTAATATAACAGGAAATATAGTTGGTGATGTAACTGGTAATGTAACTGGTAATGTAACAGGAAACGTAACTGGTAATACTTCTGGAACTGCTGGTGGATTAACAGGTTCTCCTAGTATTACAGTTACTGATATAACGGCATCAGGAAATGTTTCTATTGCGGGAACCTTAACTTATGAGGACGTAACTAACATTGATTCAGTTGGTGTTATAACTGCTAGAAGTGGTATTGATGTAACTGGAAATATTTTAGGGACTCAAGATCAAACATTTATTGGTGCAAATACTTCTGATGGTTCAGATAATAAATCTGTAATGCTTGGTGGAGGTGGTGATACCTCTACTAATAGAGGTGCTTATGTATGGGTGAAGGGTAATGAATATTCTGGTGCTGGTGGTGAACTTATATTATCTGGAGGTGCAGTATCATCGGCTCTCATAGATTTTTATACTAATAGTGTACAACGAGCTAGAATTACATCTACGGGTGAACTAAACATAGGTGGAAGTTATACTCAAACAACAAATAAATTAAATGTTACTGGAACTGCATATGTTAGTAGCGATATAACTGCAGGAGATGACATCATCGCTGCAGATGAGATAAGAAATAATGTTCCTGGTGATTTCTGGGCAGCAGATAATACATTTATTAATTTAAATGCGGTAGGTAACTTAACACATATGGGTGGTTATGAGACTAACTTAACATCAAATGGTTATCGTGATACAAATGGACAGTGGCAAAGTCTTGCAGCAAATAGTAACACTGGTGCAGCACAAATAGGATTATCACCACAAGGAAATATTATTTTTAGAACTGATGCTTCTAAATCAAATGGAACAGCACATAATCCAACTGAAAGACTTCGCATCACATCAGCAGGAGAAGTTAAAATCGCATCTGGTGGATTTTTAACTATTGATACAAATCCAGCATCATCTTATGGTGTATCAGAAGCATTAAGAATTGATGATGGTGGAGTGTCTAATGATAGAGCACTTCAAATTTTTGAGTATCAGCATAGTGGAGCAAGATCTCATAGAATTCAATTTAACACAAATACAACTACAAATGGTTCTGCATATACTTACACTCAAGGTAATTATGGTGGATCATCATCAATAGAGTTTCATAATACTGGACATTTAATATTTTATACAGATGCAGAAGCTACTGGTGGTTCAACAGATAGTATTACACCATCAGAAAGACTTCGTATAGATTCTAATGGTAATGCAAGACTAGGACCAGGTGGAAATATTACAAACTCTACTAACTATTCAACTTTAACTCTTGCAAATCTAGCAGGTGGTGTTATAGAGTTTGTAGATTCGGGTAATAACAATCTTGCAGGAAATATAATAGGTGCAGAAGGTTCTGGGATGTATATTTCCTCAAAACAAGATACTCCTATTATTTTTAGAACTGGTGCAAGTAATACTGAAAAACTTCGTATAACTTCTGATGGTAAACTAATTCTCTCAATGACTGGGAGAACAACTCCACACACTGTTCAAGGTGATGGTGCGATGTTTATTGAGCAAAATTATGATGGTAACTTAGAAGCATTAACAATTAGAAATAAAGGTACTGGCGCAAGTGCCGCTACATCAATAGGTTTCAGTTTGAATAGAAGTGGTGGTGATTATGACTTCTTAGGTGGAGAGATTAAGTTAATAAAAGAACAGACTTGGACAACAACTGATTCGACTATTGATAGTGCAATGACCTTCAGCACTACGACAAATAATACTCTTACAGAAAGACTTCGTATTACTCATGCTGGTAAATTATTAATTAATTATACCGATGTTGACGATTCTAATGCCCTCTTTCATGTTAACGGTCAATCGAAAGTTTCAAATATTGTTACTGGGAGGGTGCATGATTCATCAAATAACAATAACAGAACAATTTTACTTTTTAGAATGAATCAAGGAAACAATGGGTTCCATTTTTCTGGTAAAATTTACATTAATAGTTATACCGGAAATGCTACGGTAGATTGCATTATAACTGTTAGATATAATGATCAAAATATTGCTGTTAATGTTATAGATGCTACAAATAGCAGTCAGATTGCTAAAGTTAACTTACGTGTGGTTACTGCTAATTATGGTTCGGATAGATATCTTGGAATCCAGAAAAATGGTGGAGGAACTGGTGTTGCCTACCTTAATGCTTTTGTGAGTGGTAATATTGATAACACTGGTGGTGGTGGCATAAGAGAAGTCAACAATAGTAGTTTGGGTAGTGTGACTAATGAAGGTAACTTAAATTAAAATAATGCTCTCGGAAATAATTTAATATTTTTTTAATGTGTGTTGTGACATAAACATATTTTTGCACGTTAGAAGTGCTGAGTAGTATAGCTATAATGTATTTCAAAATAAAACTATGCACCCCGACGAATTTTCTAATTGGGTGAGAATAAAGGAGACTTTTGAGAAGTTTGGAAATACTGACAATTTTTATTATAAGAGAGCCTGTGCTATAGTATCGGGAGCACCCGATCCGATGAAAAATCTACCTAATGTCTCACAGGATGCCTGAGATAAAACCCAGTCATTATGTTACTGAAGAAAAATGTCAGGAGATGATTGATGATGCCATACGAAAGCATAATCGTAACGCTGGAATTATCAGTATGTGTGTTGGTTGGGTTGTTCTCGCACTTTTTGCTGAGGGTCTTCTTCGACTCATCGGAGTTATAGATCCCCTTTTTCCATGGTTAAAAATTACACTGTAGAGTTATGAAAGTTGGATTGATTGGTTTGGGTCGTACTGGTGAAGGTATGGCGCGTCGTATGCTTGCAAAGGGAATTGAAGTTTGGGGTTATAGTAGTACTAACTATGAGAATGCCTGTGGACAATATGAAGCAGGACACCTTAGTGGATGCGTAACTTCACTAGAGTATCTTGTTAGAGCAGTCAAAACTGATAATAAGAAATTTATTAGTGCTGGTAAAATTCCTGGTATCTTTCAGATTACACTCCCAGAGCAAAAGGCAGAAGACACACTTGATGAATTGCTACCTTTACTTGAGGAGGGTGATATTATTATTGATCATAGTACCAGTGATATAAGAAAATGTCAGGAACTGGAACTGTATTGTTCTAAGTTGGGTATCTTATATATTTTCTCTGGGGTATATGGAGCACATGTTGCTATTGATGCTTGTTCTAAAATTTTCCAATCACTATCACCAGGTAATGTTGAATGACTTTAGCACATGTCTTACTCTGGGTATCAATTCCATTTGTTCTACTTACTATAACCTTTGGAATTTATAGGGGCGAAAATTTTTATTACGAGAGTGATGACTATGATGGAAATGGAACAGCACATTAAAATGCGTTATGATTTCGCTATGAGTGCATTCGCCAGAATGTATGGCGTAAATTATGTAATGAGTTCACCTGATGTTTCTAGATTTTGTAAGAAGTGGGCTGAAACTGAGGGGCAAGAAGCACCTCACGGAACTATAAGTGAGATTAACTTTTACTTTTTAGATCACTGGAAAATCTGGGGAGGATACGTATGACCCACATCGCACTCAAGGCAGCACACATTGCTGCTGCCACACTCAATAATCCTTTTGGAATTGGAACACTCAGTCTTGCATTAGTTTTTGTGCCTATTATTGGTATGCACCTGGTTCACAAATACGGTTGGCAACACTGGGCACCGTTTGACAGTCACCACTAGTAGTGTTATAGTACTTATGTTGTTCTTGCAACAACTGCGGTGCTTCCCTTTGGTAGGTTCAGAAGTAGCGGCGATAGGAACCTACCATTCAACTGCCAGTATAACCACTGGCACCTTGACTATATAATGTCAAAACCTTATAATGTAAGGGTAAACCAAACGCAACAATGGCACTGACTGAAAAATTCAAGAAGGACATTAGCACTCTTCGTGCTGCTTCTACTGGAGAAATTTTCCTTGATGTAAAGAATCCAAAACTTTTCAAAAAGGTACGCCGATACTACGAACGTGAAGGTGCAGTATTTTCAGGAGAACCACTTGATGATTATGAGATGTTGATGGAACTCATTTACAATGACATTGAAACTGTTGAGGTCAGTTGAATGGATGACTTTTCAACAGTCAGCAGACAAGAATTTATTTCTAGTCAGTTGAAAGTATCCTTTAATGGTGTTGAACGGGTAGATCAAAACTACTCTCAAGCACTACAGGATATTTTCGTTCTTACAATGCTAAATGGTAAAGAGAATGGAACCTATGTTGAAATAGGTGGAGCACATCCAATTAATATTAATAACACTTATCTTCTTGAAAGTGTTTTCAATTGGTCTGGAGTTTCTTTTGAAATTAATACTGATTTAGCAAACTTTTATAATAATGAAAGGTCGAACAAGTGTATCTGTACTGATGCAACTCAAGTAAACTATTCTAAGGTTTTTGAAGAGAATAATTTATCAAATCAAATTGACTATTTGCAAGTAGATATTGATCCTTCGTATCAATCTCTTGCTGCTTTGAAAAAAATTGATTTAAAAAATTACAGATTTTCTGTAATTACATTTGAAACAGATGTATATCAAGGTAGCACTGCGGTTCTTGAACAGTCGCGCAATATCCTTCAAGGTAATGGTTATCAACTGGTAGCATCTAATGTGAAAAATTGCGGTCACGCATTTGAAGATTGGTATGTCGATCCAAATACTGTCACAGAGGATATTTGGTCTACGCTCCAGTCTGATAATATGGAATCAACTCAAATCCTACACTCATGAATGATCTAGATCCAAAGTCTGTTGCAACGACTAAGACTACCGTGATCCACGAGAGGTTCCCCTACCGCTATGTGCAAAGGGGTTACATTCAACTGAATGGTAAACCTGATTTTCGTTTGCAAAAAGCACACGAGTATACTAAGAAGTATTCTGACATCTATCTGTTTGATAATGGTGATCAGATGCTTCTTGCTATTGAAGACTTTGAGTATGCCAAATGGTTAGATCCAGATGGTGTGCCTTGTTATGTAAAAGACACTACATCAGCAACTTAAATGGAAAAGGATGTCATCAATCCAACTCTGATACACGAGTGAATGACGGTATATGATCCTAAAGTCACGGATGGACTCTAACAGAACTGGTGGAGTCATTAGACCCTCTTATGAGTTTACGACATCTCTCAAATGGCGTTGGTGCGGATGGGTTACTCCCGCCAGGTTTCTTGTTTCCTGTAAAAGAACAAGTGGCGTGCATGGCAAGACCTATGGTAGGATGGTTGAAAGACCATCCTTTTTTGTATGAATCTACACTTAGTACTATTTGGCGATAAGAACTTTTCTCTTGGAAAGAATCGTATTATTAAACAAGCAGAGAATTTTGGTATCTTTAAAAGTATTCAACAGTTTTCTGAGGATGATTTGACTGGAGATTTCTGGGAAAATCACGCAAAGAAAATGATGATGCCTAGAGTTGGTATGCCTGATAAATTCTATGGGTATTATGCCTGTAAACCATATTTTGTTGGTAAGGCATTAAGAAACATTCCTGAAGGTGACGTTCTCCTCTATGTTGATAGTGGTTGTGAACTCAACAAGAATGGAATGAAAATGATGGAGCAGTATTATACTGAGTGTCTTGAAAATAATGGTGTATTCTTTAGTTTGAATCTTCCAGAAATTCAGTGGACTAAGATGGACACTTACCGACATATTGCTGGACCAGATGATAGTCATATGGTTACTAGACAAATCATTTCAGGTATCTTCTTGATGAAACATAATCCTATTATGATTGAGATTGTGGATAAGTGGAAAGAACTCTGCATCAAAGATGGTGGACGTTATCTTGATGATAGTCCCTCAGAATTTGAGAACCATCAAATCTTTAATGATCATAGGCACGATCAATCTATTCTTTCATTGATGATGAAGATCTATTCTCAGTATGATGATTTTACATTCCACGAGGATCATACTTTTGAAACCATTTGGGATGCTGCTGGTTTGAGTGGAGTTCCTGTGGGACCAGAGCAGGCCAAAATATGGAATACATATGGTAGAGATTATCCAATCTGGGCAACCAGAAATGGTAAAATTGATTTTACTAATTGTCAAATATGAATAAAGTAGAAAGACCTTGGGGATGGTATGAAACCATTCACGAAGGAGATAGATTAAAAATTAAAAATATTGAAGTCAATCCAGGACAAAGTATATCCTTACAATTTCACTATCACAGATCTGAGCATTGGGTAGTTGTTGGTGGAACTGCAAAGGTGCGAGTTGGTGATGAAGAAAAATTGTTGAGTCAAAATGAAAGCATTTATGTTCCTCAGACAGAAATACATCGTCTTTCAAATCCAGGACTAATACCTTTAAGAATAGTAGAAGTTCAATGTGGTTCTTATCTTGAAGAGGATGATATTGTACGGATTGATGACAATTATGGAAGATCTTGACATCTGTGCGTTTTTGTTTTACAATGAATTGAGATTACAATTTTTATGTCTGTAGCGTTAATAACGGGTATAACCGGACAAGATGGATCATACCTAGCAGAACTTTTGCTTGAAAAGGGGTATGAAGTTCATGGTATTGTTCGTCGTTCTTCTCTGATTAATACTCATCGTATTGATCACATTTATGATAAACTTACTCTTCATTATGGGGATCTAACTGATGCTACCAATATTATTGGGGTAATTAAGAAGGTAGAACCTGACGAAATATATAATCTAGGTGCTCAGAGTCACGTTAAGGTTTCATTTGAAACTCCTGAATATACTGGTAACACTGATGGTCTTGGAACTCTCCGTGTTCTTGAGGCAGTGCGCCTTCTTGGTATGGAAAATAAGGTTCGTATTTACCAAGCATCTACATCAGAGTTGTATGGTTTGGTTCAAGAAGTTCCTCAAAAAGAAACTACTCCGTTCTATCCACGCTCACCTTATGGTGTAGCTAAACTCTATGGATATTGGATCGTCAAAAACTACAGAGAGTCCTATGGATTACACGCAAGTTCTGGAATTCTTTTCAATCATGAAAGCCCCCGACGAGGGGAAACGTTTGTTACCCGAAAAATTACCAGAGGATTGTCCCGTATTTCAGTTGGGGAACAAAACGTATTATCTCTCGGAAACCTTGATGCACGAAGGGATTGGGGGCACGCAAAAGACTTCGTAGAAGCAATGTGGTTGATGCTTCAGCAGGATGAACCTGATGATTATGTTATCGCTACTGGTGTTCAATATTCTGTTCGTGATTTTGTGAATGAGGCAGCACCTTACTTTGGTATGAATATTGAATGGATGGGTGAAGGTCTTGATGAAGTTGGTTATGATTGGAATACCAAACGACCTGTTATTAGAGTTGATAAAGGATATTTCCGCCCTGCTGAAGTAGAAACTCTTCTTGGGGATCCTTCTAAAGCAAAACAAAAAATGGGTTGGGAACCTAAAATTTCATTTAAAGAATTGGTTGAGGACATGGTGGTTTATGGACAGTAAGAGTCGCGTTTATGTTGCTGGGAACACAGGTCTTGTGGGTTCTGCAATCGTTCGTATGTTGCATACTAAAGGATATACGAACATTCTTTCAACACCTTCCAGTCACTTTGATCTGCGAAGGCAGAGTGATGTTGAAAGATTTTTTGAGAATAATGATCCAGAATACATCTATCTCGCTGCTGCAAAGGTAGGTGGTATTGTTGCGAACAGGGATTATCCTGCTCATTTCATTTATGATAATTTGATGATTCAATCAAATATTATTCATGCTGCTAGGAAGTTTGGATCTAAGAAACTTTTGTTCCTTGGATCTTCCTGCATCTATCCGAAGATGTGTGAGCAACCTATTAAAGAAGAGTATCTTTTGACTGGTCCTCTGGAACCTAGTAATGATGCTTATGCGGTTGCGAAGATTGCTGGCATCAAGATGTGTCAAGCATATCGTACACAGTATGGTTTCAATGCTATTTCATTGATGCCAACTAATCTGTATGGACCAAATGATAACTTTGATCTGAAAACCTCTCACGTTCTTCCTGCATTGATTCGTAAATTGGATGCTGGTAAGAATAGTATTGGTCACGATCTTGGCGGTCCTTTCCACAACCCTGTGGAACTGTGGGGTGATGGATCTCCAATGCGTGAGTTTCTTCACGTTGATGATCTTGCTGATGCCTGCTTTATTGCCATGCAAAAGTATGATAAATCGGAACCACTTAATGTTGGAACTGGTGAAGATGTAACCATCAAAGAGCTTGCAAAAACAATTGCTGGCGTTGTTGGTTTTAATGGCGAGTTAAGATGGGATACTAGCAAACCGAATGGTACACCACGAAAGGTTTTAAATGTAGATAAGATTAAGGCACTTGGTTGGGAACCTAAGATTAGTTTGAAAGATGGAATCAAATCCACATATGAGTGGTATAAGGAATGTCTGTAGGTGAGTTCTTTAAAAAACATATAGACTCAATCTCTGTATCATATATTAATCTTGATACTGCAAAGGCAGATAGACTTGTGGAGTTACTTTCTACCTGCACTGGTAAAATTTTCTTCACTGGTGTGGGTAAGAATGGTCACGTTGCAGCAAAAGCAACGTCAACCTTTTCTTCCATTGGTTTGCCTTGTTTCTTCTTGAATCCTGTAGATAGTGTTCATGGAGATATGGGAGTTATTTCTTCTGAAGATATATTAATATCTGTCTCGAAGAGTGGGAATACCGAAGAGTTGCTGAATTTTCTACAATATGTTAATAGAAAGCAGTGCAGGTTGGTTACGATACATTCAAATCCTGGCAACAAATCAAGTAAATATTCTTATTTGGATATTGATTTGCATGTTGATAGTGAGGCAGATCATTTGAATATTGTACCAACTTCTTCTATTGCAATTTTTACTATATTCCTACAATCAGTTGCTTGTGAAATATCAAGAAGAAGAAATCTTACACTGCAAAAATTTATTTTTAATCATCCTGGTGGAAGTATTGGTAAATTAAAATGATTAAATCGCAAGATATTAAATATGTAATCGTTCAGTCTGGTGGTAAAGGAACCAGAATGGGTCATTACGCTCAGAATAGACCGAAGTGTTTAGTTCCAGTAAATGGAATGCCAATGATCATAAACACTATGAAAGTGTATAATGATAAGAAGATCATCATTATTGGAGATCACTTAGTTGATGTTCTTGATTGCTATCTTCATTCTTTTGGTAAAGAATATGACTATAAGATTGTAAGAACAGAAGAACCTGGAACTGCAGCAGGTCTTACTAAGGCAGTTTCTTTCATTCCAGACGGAGAACCGTTCATTATCACTTGGTCAGATCTTTTCTTTGAGAAAGAACAAGAGTTCACTCTTGAAACAGAACTACTTGTAGGACTTTCAAATACATTTAAATGTAGGTGGAAGTATGATAATGCTTTTATTAATGAATCATCTACAGAACTTGGTGTATCTGGATTTTTTGCTTTCTGGGATAAGTCCAAGTTTGATAAACTCTCAACGGACAGTTCTCTTGTTAGGGGATTTTTGAGTAGTGAATATACTTCTGAAAATATTTCTACTTTCTATAATCATGACTGTTTTGAGGTTGGTGAAAAAGAAAGGTATGAAGAACTCATATCTCAAGGACCAAATCATAGGTTCTTTAACAAAGTTGATATTAAGGAAGACTTAGTATACAAAGAGTGTATTGATGTCAAGTATAACTCAGTTCATCAGAATGAGAAAGACTGGTATGAGTTTGTTGGTGAAAAATTTGATAGGATTCCAAAAGTATATAAAACTGAACCATTAGTTCTTCAGAGAATCAAAGGGAAGCATCCTTGGGAAGATCTTTATGGAAGTGATGTCATTGAAAATTATTGCAACACTCTAGATATCCTTCACAACATTGATTCTAAAGAAGGTAATATGGGAGATTGTATGAATGTCTATTTCTCCAAACCGTATCAAAGAATTAGAGAAATTTCTAATATAGTTCCTATGGTTCATAGATCATACATTAATATTAACGGTAAGAATTGTATTAATCCATATAAAGATCTTTCATACTTTGAAGATATTATTAGTTCGATCAGTAATGTAAATACTTATAATATTATTCATGGAGATTGTACTTTTAGTAATACCTTGGTTGATGATAGTGGCAAGGTATGGTTGATCGATCCTCGTGGAACTTTTGGTAATACAAAAATCTATGGAGACAAGAGATATGATTGGGCAAAACTTTATTACTCTGTATCTGGAAACTACGATTCAATCAATTCTAAACAATTCAAAGTAAGTATTTTAAATGATTATGTTGATCTTGAAATCAAGTCTAATGGATATGAGCAGATGTCTGACTACGTAATTAGTAGATCTGGGATGACTAAAAAAGAAATGCTTCTAATAAACGCTACCATTTGGTTATCTCTGACTGGGTATGTTAAAGAAGATATTGATGCTGCAATGTACGCTTTTTATAAAGGATGTGAATTATGGACACAAGCATTTTCTCAAGATTAAACAAGACTTGGATTTTTGATCTTGATGGTACTCTTGTTATTCATAATGGATACAAGTGTGGAGAGGATACTTTGCTTCCAGGAATTAAAGACTTCTTTCATAAGAATATAACTGACACTGATTATGTTCTTATTATCACTGCAAGACATAGTGAGTTTAAGGGTATTGCTGAAAAGTGTTTTTTGGAAAATCAAATTGAGTATGATAAAATCATATATGATATGCCAAATGGAGAAAGAATACTTGTGAATGATATCAAACCAAGCGGACTGAAAACTGCATATTCTTATAATCTGGATAGAGATACTGGATTATGACGGTTAAAATTGCATTGAATGATCCTAGGTACAACTATTCGTATAAGGGATTTTGTTCTATAGTCTGTGCCATTATTGACATAGCGTTAGAGCATTATTCCGTTTATGCTGATTGTGATTGTGAAGTGGTGGAATCTCAGACATTAGAATTATTTGATTCTATTCATACAGGAGAATCTGAGTATGATGCTGGACCTTGGTGGTTGCAAAGATTTTTTTCAAATGAACTACATCATAGTGAATATTCTGCTCATACAGTTGCTAATCCTAGTAATTTGATTTTAAAGAATATGATCTTACAAAATATTTTGTCAATCAAAAAGGATAAGTTGCTCAAGTTTGAGAATAAGTATAAAGGTCTTGGACTTACTAGTAGAACTCTTGCAGTTCAGATCAGAGGAACTGATAAAAATACTGAGATTAAAGAACCAAATATTGAAAATATAATTTACAAAATTGATAGTTATTTGGAATCCAATTTGGTTGACAATATTTTTCTAGCTACAGATGACACCAAATTTTTTAATAAGTTAAAGTCTCATTATGGAGACTTGCTTTTATATGACAATGAAGTTAGAATGAGTGAGGATGGCACACCTCTTCATAGACTATCAGATAGAGATGTGGTCAATGAAGAAGTATTATCTAACGTATACATTCTTTCAAGATGTAAGCACTTTCTCTATAGTTTTTCAAATGTAAGTCTTCTTGCTTTGATTATGGGAGCAAATACACAGGAGACAATTGTTAATTTAAATTTATGAAGTATATCTATCATCACCTAGGACTTGGAGATCATATCATTAACAATGGTATGGTCCGTCACTTTTACAAAGAGTATGGTGCAATCACGTTGTTTGCTTACAAGCATAACGTAAAGAATGTTCAGTATATGTATCGCGATCTTGAAAACTTTCAAGTGATCGGATCCGAGAGTGATGCTCAAATTGATTCTTACATTCAAAAGACTGGAGTTGATTGCATCAAGATTGGATTCTCTGATCTCAGTGGTCTAATGCCTGAACTTGCTTTTGACAAAGCATTTTATAAGTTGGCAGATCTTGATTTTTCTATTCGATTTGATGAGTTCTATTTGCAGAGAGATCTTGCTAAAGAGAATGAAGTTATTGAAGCATTAAATCCTACTGGAGAAAAGTATGTCTTTGTTCACGATGATTCGATGCGTGGGTTCTCTATTGATCTTGAGAAGGTAAGGACTGATTATAAGATTGTTATGAACGATAAGCAGTTCAATGTGTTTGATTATCTTACACTCATTGAGAATGCTGAAGAGGTTCACTTTATGCAGTCTTCATTTAAAGAACTTATTTGTTCTTTCAAATTAGATAAACCAACTTTATATCAACATAACTATGTCAGACAGTATGAAGAATGTATGAACTCTGTTGGACTTAATTCTTTTATTGAAATTGACTGATGATTAGTATTGTAACTGGAACACTTAATCGAGTTGGAATGCTTCCAGCACTGATCCAAAATACCGTAATGTCTGATGAAAGACTTGAACTTGTATTGGTAGATGGTGGGAGTACTGACGGCACTATCAATTATATTAAAGAGTTAAATCATCCACAGATCAAACTTATTGAAGTTGGTGGTAGAAGTTCATACCCACACTTTATGAATTTGGGTATTCGAGAAGCAACTCACGAAGTGATCTGTCAATGGAACGATGATGTCATTCTTGCAAACGAATGGTCTGAAGTTTTTATTGAACTCCAGTCTGATCACGACTTCTATCTTTTTAATTGGAAGTACGGATCATACGAGGATGTTAATAATCCCGTTTGGTTAGAAGGAACTGATCATACCAAAGGTTGGTGTCTTTGTAATACGATACCCGATGGTGGTACAGAGATTGTTATGAACTACGGTCTCTATCACAAAAAAATATTCAGGGAGATTGGAATGTACAATCCTGAATATAAGTACTATTGTGCTGATGGTGATATGGCACACCGTGCATATAACTTTGGATACACGGTAAAAGATCTGCGTAATATTCGTGTTTGCTCTTTACCTACATCTAAAGTTGCAACACCTCATCCAAATGATGGCGTCATCTATAATAACAATATGGCATTGCATCAGCAGAAAATTTTGCCAGAAGGTCTTGACTATCTTTGAGCGATCATATCTCTATGATTGTGAATTTGATTATCGTTCTCATCGAATGGTTCTCCAATGAAAGCATAGTTATCTAATTTACGATCTCTTTTGATATGTGTAGATGCTTCAAATCCAAAGTATTCATCGTGAGAGAATAGGCTTTCTTTTGCTTTTGGATAGATAACATCCCTCAAGAAGCATTGATCAATAGATCTATCAAAGTCAGAACGACTTGCCATATAGTCTTCGATCTGATTTTTGATATCTAATATGAAACCACCTCTACAACCCCACATACCAGCGTTAATCTCCCACATATGACCACCTGGATGGTCTCTAATGATGTGAAACATCTTACCAGACTCTAACCACTCATTAACTGCTGCAACGTCTCTTTCAAAGAGGCGAGAGTCACAATCTCTGGATATCATACACTCAATATCTTCAGAGACGGGCATAAATCTCCAGAGTGCATTCCAGTGAGTTAGATCTTGTTCTGTATTGACTAGAGTTACATTATTGCTTTCTAAGTCCTCTAATACATAGTCAGGTACAGAATCATTATGATATAGACGCATCTCCCAACCTGGGTAAAACTCTTTAGCAAGTTCTGAGTTTTTTATTGCGCCGACAGTGTACTTGGGGTTATCCCCCCATAATGAAAATGACAAAACCTTCATACTATTCTTCAATCTTTATTATTTATGGGCACCAAAAAGAAATACAATTTGATTGGTGGAGGATTCAATCATTATGAAAGAGGGAATAAAGGATCATCAATTTATAAACAAGAATCAAAGTTTATTGATTGGGTAGACTCTGGAGCAGAGGATACTTTTTATATTGATGAAAATATTGGAATGGCATTTGATGACGATACTAGTATAAAGAAGTATGCTTTATTATTGGAATCAAAGGAGATAAAACCAAATGTATATGAAGATGTAAAAAGAAACTATCTTCATTACATTAGAATTTTTGATGCTATCTTCACACATAATAAAGAAATGCTTGACTTGCATCGTAAGTTTAAGTATGCACCTCTTTATGGAAGCTGGATACCAGAACCAAAACTTTATGAGAAGACTAAATTAGTCTCAATGATTTGTTCAAATAAAGTTATGTGTGCTGGACATCAAAACAGACTTTCTTGGGCACAAAAACTTCGGGGGTCAGTTGATTTTTATGGACGTGGATTCAATGATATTGAATCTAAGGAAGAGGGATTATCTGACTATATGTTTTCTGTTGCTATTGAAAACGCATCATACGAATCTTACTTTACTGAAAAGGTTCAGGATTGTTTTTCTACGGGAACAATACCAATTTACTATGGCGCTCCTGATATTGATAAGTTTTTTAATCCAGATGGAATTATCACCTTGACGGATAACTTTGATGTATCTAAATTGACTTCCGAAATGTACTATGATAAAATTGATGCTGTGAAAGAAAATCTTGAGATTGTCCGAGATCACTTAATTAACGAAGATAACATTTACAAAACCTATTTGCAATAATCATGCTATTCAGTTTTAGAAACATTCAAGAAAAATATAATATGGATATCAAAGGTATCATCCATATTGGTGCTCATAGGGGTCAAGAGATTTCTGACTACATTGATGGTGGTATTCAAGATATTATATTGTTTGAACCACTGACTGCTAATTTTGAAATCCTTGCAGGAAATCTTGCTGAAATGAATGCAAATATTTCTGGTCATCAAGTTGCTCTTGGCAATGAAGAAAAAAGGGTAACAATGTACCTTAGTAGTAATGAGCAGATGAGTAGTTCTATTCTTAGACCTATGAAGCATATACAAAATCATCCTACAGTTCTTTTTGAAGGAACCGAGGAAGTTGATATGATGCGATTAGATAGTTACAGTGATGAAACTGAAGAATTCAATTTCATTAACATGGATGTTCAAGGATATGAACTTGAAGTTCTAAAAGGTGGAACCGAAACTTTAAAGCATATTGATTATGTTTACTGTGAAGTAAATCGTGATGAAGTTTATGAAAACAATGCTTACGTTGAAGAGTTGGATGAGTATCTTGCCAACTACGATATGGACAGAGTTGAAACTGTTTGGTCTGGTGGTATCTGGGGAGATGCTCTTTATATTAGGAGAAAGTGATGACCATTAGTTATAATCGTTTAGGATCAAATGGTCGTCTGGGTAACCAGATGTTTCAGTACGCAGGACTAAGAGGAGTTGCTGCTAATCGTGGATTTGATTGGTTGATTCCTTCTCCAGACAGTTATGGAGATTCAAACTATGGATTGTTTGATTGCTTCAGAATGTCTTCTGTGGAAGATAAAAACTTTGGGCAACTCAATGCTCAAAGTATTCAAACAGGGCAGTTTCATTTTGCACAAGACTTCTTTGATGGTTGTCCTGATAATGTAAATCTTCATGATCACTTTACTACTCAGAAGTATTTTTTGAATATTGAAGATACGATCAGAGGTGACTATACCTTCAAGGATGAAATTCTTGAACCTTGTTCTGAGGTGATTGGGCAGTGTGATAATCCTATCTTTCTACACGTTCGTAGAGGGGACTATGCAGTTCATACTGCTGCTCATCCTTTGATTCCTATGTCATATTATGAGAAAGCATTAGAACTGTTCTCAGAGGATTCTACGGTTCTTGTTTTTTCAGATGATATAGAATGGTGTAAGCAGCAAGAATTATTTTCTGGTGATAGGTTTATGCTTTCTGAATATACAGAGAAGTATCCACAAACAAGCGATACCTTGTTTGGTAAACAAAACACTCTTATCCCGTATTTTGATTTATGTATGATGACCTTATGTGAGGGTGGTATCCTTGCAAATAGTACAATGAGTTGGTGGGGTGCTTGGTTGATGAAAAATAAAAGACAACCAATTGTTGCGCCAAATCCTTGGTTTGGTAATTTCTATGAAAACTACAATATGAATGATCTTCTTCCAGATGGATGGGTTGAGGTAGAGTATGAATGATTTAACTTTTTTAATGCCTTGTAGGATTGAAAGTGAAGATAGATTAAAAAATATCATTACCACTATTGGGTACTTAACTTATAACTTTCCAGAGTGTAAAATTATTGTTCAGGAAAACGATAAGAAGTCTGTTTTTAGAGAGCAGGTTATTCCTGTACTTGAAAAAATATTCGGGAAGTTCCCTCAAACAATCACACATAGATTTGATGAATGTCACGATGGTTTTTTCCACAAGACTAAAATTCTGAATGATTTAGTTTTGGCGGCAGATACTGAAATTGTTTACAACTATGATGTAGATCATTTGCTACCAGTATCCAGTTATAAGGCAGCATATAATATGATTAGTAGTGGACAGTTTGATGCTGTCTATTGTTATGGCGTTGGTGTTTATCAGTATCTTGTTGACTATCCGATTGAGATGTTCAATGAGTTCATTCAATCTAAATTTGATTTGAACGTTTTGTCGTCGGGATGTAATATCTCACCATCTGTAATGGGTCTGGGTCAAATGATTCGCAGACAAACTGAGATCGATTCATATATGTGGAATGAAAATTTCCTTGCCTGGGGTCCAGAAGATTGTGAATTCTTGTATAGGATCCAAGTTATGGGTGCTAGAGTTGGTAGAGTCAATGATATGTGTTATCATCTCAATCACGAAAGAACATTCAACTCTCATTACCATAATCCAAAGTGGCAGGAGAATATGGGAATTTGGCAAAGGATGAGGGGGCTTGATAAAAATTCAATTGTCGATTATTATGAAAAGCAAGAGTATGTCAAAACACGTAGGAGTGAAGTAAATGCTAGCGTTTAATCATCTAGGAACACTGGGTAGACTTGGAAATCAAATGTTCCAGTATGCTTCTCTCAGAGGCATTGCTAGAAATCGTGGCATAGACTTTTGTATTCCAAATCACGATCAAGTCATTGACGATCCTTTTGGATTTAAAATGAAAATTGAATTGTTCTATCCTTTCAATATGTCTAATGTTCAAACTAGGAACATTCATATGCTTGACCGTGGATATGCTCCTGTAGCAGAAGAGAAGCACTTTCATTTTGATGAGTTTCTTTTTAATATGTGTCCAGATGAAATTTCTCTTGCTGGATTTTTTCAGACTGAAAAGTATTTTAAAAATATTGAATCTGAAATTCGTGAGGACTTTACTTTTAAATCTGAAATCATAGAACCCTGTAAGGAAATGATTGAAGATGTTGGTGAGGCAATCTCACTTCATGTTCGTAGAACTGATTACCTCAAGAATCCAAATCACAGTGCTCTTGAATTAGACTACTATAAGAAAGCATTGAGGAAATTTGATAAAGTACTTCCTGTGATTATCTTTTCTGATGATCCTGAATGGTGTCAGGAACAGGAACTATTTTCTGGTGATCGTTTTATGGTTTCTGAATCTGGAGACCAGTATATTGATATGTGTTTGATGACGCTGTGTCAGCATCATATCATTGCCAATAGTTCTTTCTCTTGGTGGGGTGCTTGGTTATCTGGTTCTGATGACGTTGTAGCGCCTTCTAAGTGGTTTGGGGAGGATAATTCTGATAAGGATACTAAAGATCTATATGCAGAGGGATGGCAAGTTATCTGATGGAAAAAAATAAATCAGCACATAAACTCAAAGGACTTCCTCCAATCTATGTTATCAATCTTGATGATAAGGAAGAGCGTTGGGAATATATGGAAGATCAGTTTAAATATTGGGAAATTAAAAACTATCAACGTGTTTCTGCTTATGATGGCAGAGGTGATAATGATCTTGGAGAGATTCTTAAAGGTCGTTATCCTGATCAGATGAATTCTGGTGAGGTTGGATGTGTTACCTCACATTTGAAAGCAATCCAGATGTTTCTGGAGACAGACGCACCCTGTGCGCTAATAATGGAAGATGATTGTGATATCTCTACAGCATTTCATTGGGGATTTAGTTGGAAAGATTTCTATGCAAAGGTCCCATATGATTATGATGTAATTCAATTGGCAATTATTAATCCTGCTTCAATTACGGTTCAACTTCATCATAGATTTGTCAATGACTTTTCTACTGCTTGTTATATGATTACTAGACATCATGCAGAGAAACTTGTGAGACTTCATTGTCGTGGAGATAGGTATAAACTAGATCAAGGAGTTAAACCTCGTGCTGTTGCTGATGACTTGATTTATAATTCTGGTAATACGTTTGCTATGCCTCTCTTTCTCTATAAGATTGCTTTAGGATCAGATATTCACGATATTCATATTGATGTCTTTCATAAGAGTAGTCACGATGGTTTATGGCAGTTCTGGAAAAATCAAGCAGCAGATATAGAAAACTGGGATCAAATGTTTGATTATAATCCATATGCAGGAAGATTGCCGCCTGGTTTTGAGGGAAAATAAAAAAACTCCTAAGGATGGTTGACAAAACTTTATATTTACTATATAATATGTAAAGAAACATTACGGAGTGTATCGTGACTGTAACAACCAATGACCGTGGACAACAGAATTTGTTTGCTAAAGAACCTCAGATGTATATCTCCGAGACTGACGCACAGCGTTATGGTTTCGAGACATATGCAGAAAAAGCAGAGAAATTAAATGGACGGACTGCTATGGTTGGATTTGTTGCTGCTGTTGTCTCTTATGCTTTCAGTGGTAGCGTATTCTTTTTTGGTGCGTTCGGATTCTGATGATTGAACTTCTTACTTACTATGTCATTGGCGGTGCCCTTATTCTTGGACCACCCGCAATCTTCCTGATCATTGCTATGATGGGAGCCATCCAAAATACGAAAGGTCGTATGGTTGGGTACAAAGACCACAAAACTTATGGTGATATCTCATTTTATGAGAACGCACCATCAGATCAAACTAAATTTTATCTTACACTAGGAGAAAACTCATGAACGAAAACGCAGAACGCATCAACGGTTGGGCAGCAATGATCGGAGTGATTGCAGCAATGGGTAGTTATGCAGTCACAGGTCAAATCATTCCAGGAGTATGGTGATGGGATTTGTAGTAGCAGCATTGCTGTTTCTTATTCCAATTGGTGCAGCAGCTAGAAACTCATGAGTATAGAATGGGCACAGGCAATTATTTTTTTATTGACACCCTTATTCTTTATGCTCCTCTTCATAGAAACTAATGAAGATGATGATGGACCACCAGATGGAGGGATGATGACACCAGTTTATGTGCCATCCCCCTCTTGACAAAGTAACAAATTTTCTATATAATTTTACCTCACATACAAAAATTAATGGATTATAAGATTACACTTCAAACTTCTGATGGTGACGAAACCATTACTTGCCAAGATGATCAGTACATCTTAGACGCAGCAGAAGAAGCAGGAGTTGATATGAACTATTCCTGTCGTGCTGGTGCTTGTTCTTCCTGTGCTGGTAAAGTTATCTCTGGCACAGTAGATCAGTCCGATCAATCTTTCTTGGATGATGATCAGATTGAAACTGGGTTTGTACTGACATGTGTTGCATATCCTACTAGCGATTGTGTAATTCAAACAGAACAAGAAGAGAATCTTTATTAATACTATAAAGTATTCAATAAGTATGACTAATCCTAATCAACTGTATGAAGACATGCAGAAACTGGATGATATGTACGAAGAACTTCTATGGCATCCAGATGATGAACTACAGTTTACTCACGACGGTGAAAAAATTATTATAACCAATAAGACTGTAGAAAATAGAAAAAAAAGATAGTGATGATTTCATCACATATAAATAATTGACTTTTCAACTCTACTCTATATAATGAGTAGAGTTTTTTTTATTATATGCCGAAAAATCAATTGGATAAAGATGAATTGATATGTCACGTTCTCAAACTCAAATCTGAAATTGATGGAGAACCAAAGACTGTTTGGCAGGGAGAAAAAGATTTGGCTCACAAGTATCTAAATCGAGTCTTAAATCAGATTCAACAATATAGGTATTGATGCTTGACAGGTTGGGGAAACCGTAGTATACTAAATAAATCAGTAAGTTAAGGATCCAACACAATTCTTAACTCTTCTTTACACGCCTCACCAAGACTAAACAGCGTGTCTAAACAACAGTCTTTAATACCTGCCTCTGAGGGTGAGACAGGAATATTTTACTTAGTGTTCCCCGCACTTATATCTAACCCTTTTCAAAACAATGGCTAACGCTACATTACAACAACAACAAACCTCTTCGTGGGAATCATTCTGCGAGTGGGTAACTTCTACCAATAACCGCCTCTATGTCGGTTGGTTCGGCGTACTGATGATTCCAACTCTGTTGGCAGCAACTATCTGCTTCATCGTCGCCTTCGTCGCTGCTCCCCCTGTGGACATCGACGGCATCCGTGAACCCGTCGCTGGTTCACTCATGTATGGTAACAACATCATCTCTGGTGCAGT